GTTTGCTATCTAATTACAATTCTTTGAGGATATGATAGAAGATAAGACTTTATTAGATAGCAAACCACCAAAGGTTAAAAAAGAAGAAGATGTTCTGGATAAGAATCCAGTGTATACTATGTATAAGAATACTATGATGTTTACTATGTTTGGATATAAGGTATTCTCTGATGCAATGCAGACTTACCTTTCAGCTTTTTATAAGAAAGATAAATGAAAAAATTAAACCTACAAGATTTAGTCGAAGTTCCAGAAAACGTTGTTATAGCAGCAGCTTCTTTTATTCCAGAAGACGAAGAGAGCGGTCTTAGAACTGTTCTTAAAGTTGCAGAAGAATATAGAGCAGCGAATATGACTCCAATATTCATTCTTGACAGAAGAAATATGGATATTCTTTGCACAGCCAAAGAAACTTTCGGAAAAAAACTTAACTAAGCCAGTTGACTTTTCAATAGAGGTATAGTATAAATAACACCAAGAGTGGCGGTTCACCGTCACCAAAGGCGAAACTGACCACTTGATTTTTTTCTCTATGGAGAATAATATATGAGTACAGTAACTACAACCGCTGCAGTCGCAGCAAAGTCAGATGTCGTTGATCTCCGTGGAATGTGGATTGGCCTTGCGCTTCTAAACACATTCTATCTAATCGTCAGAATCTATGAGCAGGTATTCGGCTGGAGGGCTGGTCTTGACTCATTTGCACCCGAGTTTCAGACATATTGGATGTCTATTCTCTGGACGGAGATTCCGCTTGAGTTAGTCTCAGGACTAGCACTTGCTGGTTATCTTTGGAAGACGAGAGATCGTGACATTGACGCCGTAGCTCCTCGTGAGGAAATGCGTCGTCTAGTAGTTCTTGTTCAGTGGCTTGTTGTGTATGCTGCTGCCATTTATTGGGGCGCATCCTTCTTTACTGAACAGGATGGTACATGGCATATGACTGTTATTCGTGATACTGACTTTACTCCAAGTCACATCATTGAATTCTACATGTCATATCCAATCTATAGCGTAATTGCAGTAGGTGCTTTCTTCTATGCAAGAACCCGTATTCCATACTTCTCACATGGATACAGCCTTGCATTCTTGATTGTAGCTATTGGACCATTTATGATCATTCCAAACGTTGGTCTCAACGAATGGGGTCATACTTTCTGGTTCATGGAAGAACTATTCGTAGCACCATTGCATTGGGGCTTCGTGTTCTTTGGCTGGATGGCACTTGGTGTGTTCGGCGTTGTTCTCCAAATTCTAGGACGTGTTCATGCTTTGCTAGGGCGTGAAGGCGTAGCACTTCTAACAGAATAAAAAAAAAGTTGAGGGGGAGGTATTGACTTCCCCCTCACAATTACTATATAATATGAAGCGTTGCCTGATTGGAACGCTGATTATTTTTCTCGCTTAAAAGGAGATAACTATGACAAACGATCCATTTGCATTTAACAACTTCAACAAATATCTTGTAGGCTTTGATAAGGTTCTAGATACCTTGAATTCTGTACAAGATACCTACGCAAAAGCAGCAGCCCAAAATTGGCCTCCATATAATATCGTGAAAGTTGACGACAACAATTATACTATTGAAATGGCTGTTGCAGGTTTCGGCAAACAAAATATTGACATTGAACTCGCCAATAACGTATTAGTCGTTAAAGGTGGTATGACAGTTAACGATATGGCTGATGCTACAATCAATCCACTACAATATATCTATAAGGGTATTGCGGATCGTGTATTCACACGCAAATTTACTCTTGCCGATAGCGTTGAAGTGAAAAACGCAGAAATGCTCAATGGTATTTTGAAGATCTATCTGGAAAATATGATTCCAGAGGAAAAGAAACCTAAAAAAGTTAACATCGTTTAAGGATAACAATCATGTATAGCGAAGGGGAGTTTTTCTAGTGTAATACTCAAACACTAGGAGGACAAAATGACTACTTTGTTTCGTTGGGAAGACGAACTTGGTATCATTCGTATTAGAAGATACAATCCAGATCATGCAATAGGTGGCAAGAAATTTCGTAGAATGCCCGTCAGTGGCACTCGTTGTTTTCGTGGTGGATTTGGATGGTATCGTTATCCAAGAACCTTTCAGGAGCTTCGTGAGATTGACTCTTTTTATCATGATGAAGAATGTAAGCTCCTGAAAGTAAAACACAGAGCAAAAAGAAACAGAACGCCCACTTGCTGGGACGATTATATGAGATCTGATTTCAATCACAAAAATTGGAAAAGACAGAGGCGCCACCAGTGGAAACCTAAATAAAGGAAAACCACTGGGGGAACCTATGTCAAAAATTACAGATATAATCAAAGAAGCCATAAAAGATAAGCTAGATGAGGAAGCTCACGATCATGGTCGTGGGTATACTTCTGAGATTAGCAAAACTCCACATGGTGTGATCACTATGGTTTCCCATGAGGGTAAAGAAGTTGGCAAAGTGATTATGCCTAAAGATTTACGTGGCAAGGTCTATAGATCTACACATAATAAATCTAAGATTTCTGCGAACACCGCAGACCATGATACTGCAATCAATCGCGTTATCCGTAATCACGAAAAGCATATTTTCAACGATATGTATATGAAAACGTTTCCAAAGCCCGATAAGGATAAGAAACCTAAAAAGAAATAATGGAGTATTAATATGAGTAATAAATGGCCAAAGCAATCTGAGTGTCTTGCTAAATTTGGAAATCCAACACAGCGTTCTTTTAGCAAAAATCTAACACTAGTAACTCTTCCTTATACAATGTATATGGGAGATATTGTCATTAAAAGATGTACAATGAATAAGATTTGCGCTGAGTCTTTACTTAGAGTTCTAACCAAGACTTGGGAATATTATGGTAAAGATAAGGCTACTATTAAACATCACGGTCTAGATGTTTTCTCTGGCGCACATATGGTAAGACCTATGCGTGGCGGAAGAAACCTATCGATGCATGCTTATGGTTTAGCTATTGATATTAACGCTCCAGAGAATCAGCTTGGATGGAAGCCAGGTTATCATTCCGAAAGTTTTACTGATGAAAGCCCAATGGTTAAGTTCTTTAAAGAAGAAGGTTGGGTTTGGGGTGGTGACTGGAAGTCTCGCCCAGATGGTATGCACTTCCAAGCGGCTGTAATAGGCTAATGGATAAGCTACAAGAAGCATATAACGCAGAGAGTTGGTATACCAGATATTGGCGTGCCACTCTCGCTTGGGCTTATGTTGCTATATGTTTATTTGACTTTATTATCGGACCAATCTTTTATGTTTGGTATGCGATGCAATCTGGGAGTAGTAACTTTGGAGAATGGCAACCACTTACTTTACAAAACGCTGGCGTATTCCACTTATCTATGGGCGCTATCTTGGGCGTGTCTTCTTGGTCTAGAGGTCAAGAAAAAATGAAACAGATGGACTTGATCAAGGACAAAAAGGACGAATGAAATCTTTTTTACAATTTATATCAGAAAGTAAAAGCCAAGCACCATATGGTGTAATCTTTGATGGTCCAACTAAAGCTTACGTTGGTAGCGGTCATGGCTCTCCAATAGTTCTTTCTGACGAACTAAAGGAAAAGGTCTTATCCATAGGTAAGAAACACGGTATTTGGTATGAAGGTAATGGTGGAGACATAGAGTCTAATGTTAAACTCTTTGGTTCTAATAAAAGTTATGAAGGTTCTTGGGACGATGAGTTTGCTAAGAGCGTAGACGGTTATCCAATACAGTTTATGGCTCCTATGTTTAGTAATGTTAAAGCTAATAATATGATTAGTAAATTTGTATCACCAAAACTATCTATATTTGATTCATTAATTAAGAATCAAAAAGGCAATAAGTATTTCCAAGATAGAGATTATGACGCAAATGATTTAACTAAGTTTCTAAAGGCAGGCAGCGAAGAAGACATAGATTTCCTAAAAATGTCTAGAATGCCAGCAACAGAAGAAAACGTAAAGAAGTTTTTAACAACAGGCGAAAAGCTTGAATGGCCAAAGAACTGGCAAGACTATCCAAATAAATTAGGAAAATTAGCTAAAAAGTCTGAAGACGAAAGAAATGGCTATTTACTTAATTGTAAATCCGGGGTATATATAGTGGGTTCTGGTCATCTTTTGGAACTTAAAAGATTGAATAAATCCCTAAAGATTATCGGTGGAGAAAAATCTAACTCATAGGTCGGCTCCCTCCTCTGAAATTCATGAGAGCGCTAGAATTAACTAGGTGTCTATATCTGAGTGCATGCTTTAAGATATAGATGGAGCCATCTTTTTATTATAGGGTCTGTGGGTCTTTTAGACCGGACGCCGTTTTTGGAGGTAATTTTGGATTTCTATACAAATATTTTTTCTCGTGGTGATAAAGTTTACGTTCGTGGTTTTGATAAAGGTTCTAGAGTTCAATACGTAGACAAATATAAGCCATATCTATTTCTTCCTAAACCAGATGGTAAGTATAAAACTCTAGATGGCAAACCCGTCGAGCGCATGGACTTTGACGGTATTAGAGACGCTAGAGACTTTATGGAAAGATACAAAGATGTCTCCAATATGGAGATCTATGGTCTAACTACTTTCCAATATCTTTACATCTTTGATAAGTTCAAAGGCGAAATCAATTATGACCCGTCCCTCATTAATATTGTTACTCTTGACATTGAGTGCGGCGGCGACGATGTTGTTGGCTTTCCTAACATCGAACTTGCCGATCAACCCATCACTGCTATCTCACTTAAACTAAGAAACAAGATTGCTTGCTTTGGCGTTAAGGACTTTACTCCTAAATCAGAAAATATCTATTATCTAAAGTGTAAGAATGAAGAAGATCTTCTACAGAAGTTTCTACAGGTTTGGGAGAGTAAAGACTGGATGCCGGACATCCTCACTGGATGGAATATTGAGTTCTTCGATATTCCTTATCTTGTTACTCGTATTAAAAATCTGTTTGGTGAAAAAGAAATTAAACGTCTTTCTCCTTGGAAGATGGTAGATGAGAAGATCGTAGAGTTCAAATCAAAAGAGAGCAAGAGCTACGATATTCACGGTATCTCTGTTCTAGATTACTTTCAGATCTATCGTAAGTTCACATTCGGTAATCAGGAATCATATAAACTAGATTATATCGCAAGTATTGAACTTGGTGAGAATAAGATTGACTATTCTGAGTATGGCAGTCTTAATAATCTTTACAGAGATAACTTTCAGCTTTACCTAGAATATAACATCCATGACGTTGTTCTAGTAGAACGTCTTGATGATAAGTTGAAGTTTATTGAGCAGATTATGGCTCTAGCCTATGACGCCAAGGTGAACTTTAACGATACAATGACAACTATTCGTCCTTGGGATATTATTATTCATAACTATCTCCTTGAGAAAAATATCGTTATACCACAAACCAAGCGTAATCATGGATTTGATAACCTAGTTGGTGGTTACGTTAAAGAACCAAAGCTAGGACTTAATGATTGGGTAGTCTCATTTGACTTGAACAGTCTATATCCTCATCTTATTATGCAGTATAATATCAGTCCTGAGACTTATTGTGGTAAAGCGTCGGAGCCTCTTTCTATTGAAGAGCTTCTTGATAAGATTCCATTTAGAAGTCAAAACACTTATACTTACGCTGCTAACGGTTGCTTTTACCGCAAAGACGAACAAGGCTTTTTACCAGCTTTGATGGAACGTATGTATGACGACCGAACAAAGTATAAGAAGTTAATGCTTGAAGCTAAACAGCGTTATGAAAATAATCCTAATTCAGAAGACGAGAAGCTAATCTCACGCTATCATAATATGCAGATGGCTCGTAAGATTCAGCTTAACTCAGCTTATGGCGCACTAGGTAATCAGTATTTCCGTTGGTTTAATTTTGATCTAGCAGAATCTATTACAATGTCCGGTCAGCTATCTATTAGATGGATTGAGCGTAAGATTAACGATTATATGAATAAGATTTTAAAGACAAAGGGTGTTGATTATGTTATCGCCTCAGATACTGATTCGATTTATGTTAGTATGGCCGGTGTGGTTGATGTTATTGGCGGCGATGATCAACTACTCATAGTTGAGTCGCTAGATAAGTTCTGTGAAGATAGAATTCAACCATTCATCGATAATTGTTACGCTGAATTAGCAGAGTATATGAACGCTTATCAACAGAAGATGAAGATGAAGCGTGAAACTATTGCTAATAAAGGTATTTGGAAAGCTAAGAAGATGTATATCCTCAACGCATGGAACGTTGAAGGTGTACAGTATAGTGAGCCAAAGTTAAAGATTCAGGGAATCGAAGCAGTTCGTTCTTCTACTCCACATGCTTGTCGTGAGAACATCAAGAAAGCATTAAAGATTATTATGAACGGGACTGAGGATGAACTCAAGAAGTTTATAACTACATTCAAACAAGAGTTCTTGGATCTGCCGCTAGAGGATATTGCATTTCCTCGTAGCGTTAAGAATATGGGAAAGTATACAGATAAAGCGTCTATATACAAGAAGGGAACGCCTATTCATGTTAAAGGCGCTTTAATCTTTAATAATATGCTAAAGTTTCATGATGTTAAGGAAATCCAACCTATCATGGATGGTGATAAGATTAAGTTCGCATATCTTATCGAACCAAATCCTATTCAGGAAACGGTTATCGCAATCCATGACGTTCTTCCTAAACAGTTTAACCTAGAAAAGTATATCGACAGAGAGCAACAGTTTGAGAAATCATTCATGGACCCTCTGAAAGCTATTACTTCAATTATAGGTTGGCAAACTGAGAATATTTCAACGCTAGAAAGTTTTTTCACATAGGAGAATTAAATGTCTGATACGCCAGAAGATGATTTCAATATAGATTTTGATTTTGGTTTTACATCGGAAGATGAACTAAAGTCGGGAGAACTAGAGTTACAAGATCAGCTAGGATCTGTTCAGGTCAAGCTAGATGGTCTACGTAAAATGATTATGCCTCTATTACTACAGCTAAAGAAGAATCCTGATAAGGATATTATTAAATGGGCTGGTGCTGATAGAACTAAACAGATCGATGCTTTCATTAAGAAGATGGATGCTTACATTAAGAGCTAAGTGGAGAAGTATATGTCGTTAAAGGATAAGTTGATTAAAAACTCAACGATTGATTATACGTCAACGTTGACTGATTCGAAGATTTACACGAAGAAGGATATGATTCCTACTACCGTTCCTATGATTAATGTAGCGTTATCAGGAACAATCGATGGTGGTATTACTCCCGGTCTAACTATGTTGGCTGGTCCATCAAAGCACTTTAAGACAGGATTTGCTTTACTATTAGCATCTGCCTATCTTAAGAAGTATCCAGATGGTGTAATTCTATTCTATGATTCGGAGTTTGGTACACCACAGAGTTATTTTACGAAGTTCAAGATCCCTCTTGATTCAGTTGTTCATACGCCTATCACAGACGTTGAAGAACTTAAGTTTGATCTGATGAAGCAACTAAAAGAGATAACTCGTGATGAAAACGTCCTGATTATAGTTGACTCTATCGGCAATTTAGCGTCTAAGAAAGAGGTTGAAGATGCTCTAAACGAGAAGTCAGTTGCTGATATGTCTCGTGCTAAGCAGCTTAAATCGCTATTCAGAATGATTACCCCACATCTGACGTTAAAGGATATTCCCCTTGTGGCAGTCAATCATACTTACAAAGAAATTGGTATGTTCCCTAAAGATATTGTTGGTGGCGGGACTGGCGCTTACTACGGTGCGGATAACATTTGGATTCTAGGACGGCAGCAGGAAAAAGATGGCACTGAGATTCAAGGCTACCATTTTGTCATTAATGTTGAGAAATCCCGTTACGTTCGTGAAAAATCTAAGATACCGATTACCGTTAGTTATGAGGGTGGTATTAATCGTTGGAGCGGTCTGCTCGATATTGCCCTCGAAGGTGGTTATGTGGCTAAGCCGAAAGTTGGGTGGTACGCCAAAGTGGATAGAACAACTGGGGAAGTGGATGGAAAGAACTTCAGAGCGGGTGATATCGTGGACTCTAAAGAATTTTGGATGAGTATTTTCAAGGAAACAGATTTTGCTTCCTATATTAAACGTAGATACTCACTTGACACTGAAGGCTCTTTGGTTTACGACGAAGAAGACAATACGGAGGTTTGATGAACATTGAGAGAGTTATACTTTCTAATTTATTATTCAACGATAAATACAACAGAAAGGTTATACCTTTTATCAAGAACGATTACTTTCAGGATTATTCAGAACGTGTAGTTTTTGATATTATTGATGACTATGTAAAAAAGTATAACTCTTTCCCTTCTATAGAAGCGTTAGCAATAGACCTGTCTAATAAAGAAGGACTAAACGATCAGACTTTTAAGGATAGCAAGGAAGTTATTGCTGGTCTTGAAGCTGATTCTAACACTCAACTAGATTGGCTCTTGGATCAGACAGAGAAGTTCTGTCAGGATAAAGCACTTTATCTTGCGATCATGAAGTCAATCAAAATAATGGATGAAAAAGATGGATCAATCTCCAAAGGAAATATACCGACAATCCTCACTGACGCTCTTGGTGTCTCTTTTGATACCCACATTGGTCATGATTTTCTGGTTGACAGTGATGAGAGATACGAGTTCTACCATCGTAAAGAGAAAAGAGTTCCTTTCGATCTTGACTACTTCAACACAATTACAAATGGTGGATTACCGAACAAAACGCTCAACGTTGCCTTGGCAGGGACAGGCGTTGGTAAATCCCTATTCATGTGCCACTGCGCAGCAGCAAATATCTCAAGAGGGCTTAACGTACTGTATATCACGCTAGAAATGGCGGAGGAAAGGATAGCAGAACGTATTGACTCTAACTTGTTAGATATTACTGTTGATCAGTTAGAATCTATTCCTAAACAAACTTATGATACTAAGATTAATAAGTTAAAGGAAAAGATTACTGGTAAGCTGATTATTAAAGAATATCCAACAGCTTGCGCTGGTTCTGCTAACTTTCGTCATCTTCTTAATGAACTAAGAATTAAGAAGAACTTTGAACCTGATATTATCTATATTGATTATTTGAACATCTGCCTATCTTCGAGGATTAAAAATGGAGCCAACGTCAATTCTTATACCCTTGTCAAAGCAATCGCAGAAGAGCTTCGAGGGTTGGCAGTTGAGTACAACGTCCCTATCGTCACTGCAACTCAAACAACTCGAAGCGGATATTCGAACAGCGACGTGGGACTGGAGGATACATCGGAATCCTTTGGACTCCCAGCCACAGCTGATTTTATGTTTGCACTCATCAGTTCCGAAGAACTTGAAAGTCTCGGTCAGATCATGGTTAAACAGCTCAAGAACCGTTACTCTGATCCTGGGTCTAATCGCAGGTTCGTCCTTGGGGTGGATCGCAGCAAGATGCGATTATACGACGTTGAGCAATCAGCTCAAGATGGTATTACAGATGATCGTCCAGTAATGGACAAAGGTAAGTTTATGGAAGAAGAAACAGAGCGGCGCAAACCTAAACCTAAGTTTGAAGGATTCAAGTAACTATGCCTGAATGGGCTAGAGTAATCGTTCCTGCTATATTATTTGCTAGTTTATTCCGGGTTATCCTTGCGCACTTCGTTCCGTTATTTGTGCAATGAAATTAAACCCACTAGGTTGGGCAGCTTTTAAAGCAGCAGTAATCGCAAACGCACTATATGTATTTCTTAAAACTCTAATGCAATATTTGGGGAACCCATAATTATATAAATAGATGTGTCCTTCACGAGTTGGCGCTCTAAGGACTCTATGCTCTAACGGGAGACACAGCTATGCGTATTTATCGTCGTATTTACGAACAATATTATGGTCCTATTCCTAAAGATGAGGACGGTAGAACTTATGATATTCACCATATTGATGGAAATGATAAAAACAACGACCCTTCAAATTTAATTGCTCTTTCTATTCAAGAACATTACAATATACATCATTCTCAAGGAGATTGGGGTGCTTGTTGGTTGCTGTCTAGAAAGATGAAAATGTCTTCAGAACAATTATCAGAACTATCTAAAAAAGTTCAAGCCGATAGGATAAAGTCTGGTAAGCATCATTTCATAGGAAACAGTAATCCTATGAAAATAGCATCTAAAAATGGAAAACATCATTTTTCTGGAGAAAGAGGCTCTGAACATAACAGAAAAATGATAGAAAATGGATTACATCCTTTAATTGGCGGGAATGTGCAAAGAAACGCTCATTTAAAATTAATAAAAGAAGGCAATCATCATACTCAAAAAATACATAAATGTCCTCACTGCGGAAAGGTTGGAAAAAGCAATAGTATGTATAGATATCATTTTGATAAATGTAAAGAGAGGAAACAAAGTTGATCGTATGTTCTTGTAACGAAATAACCACTGAAAAAATTAGGGATGCTATTCAATTTGTTCATGAACCAAACGAAAGACTGGTTTTGAATATGATGAATTGGCAACCAGATTGTGCTGTGTGTAGTAAGGTGTTGGTTGAAGAGATCCGTAGAGTTATGAAGGAGGTTATGGATGGCGCTTGATTATAAAGTCGTAAAGGTCGGTGAGGCTTATTGCGTTGAAGAAAAGGCAACAGGGTATCACATCAATACCTTTAAAAAACAAGAAGATGCTAAAAAATATATGAAATTTCTTAATTTAGGCGGTGGTTTTGCAGGATTCACGCCTTCCTTTATACTAAATAAGAGTAGCAAAAATATGTAGTCCACAGTAGTGGAAGCGGCACGAGCCTAATAAAGAAAGGGCCACGGAATAGTCGGGAGTAAATGGTGGGGTTCCACCCGACCGTATTTTTGTTAGAAATTCATCGGGGCAAGTCGAAAGGCTTGCCCTTTTTCTTTTCCTAAATAATACAAATTGTAGAGTTTCAGAGGATCAATATGCTTTCTTTTAAAGATTTTTTCAAAGAAGAAACAATTTCCGGTGATGTAAGAGGTCTTGGTTATGTTACAGGAGATCCTTCTGCCCCAGTTGATGGTGTAAGTCAATATGTCACGACCAATCAACTTGCTTCCGATAAAGTCAATGGCGCTATGTTAAAGGTGATGAAAGATTTCCATCATCATGATAGAGACGATATTGGCATCAAAGCTCACAATCCTACTGATATGAACAATAAGAAAACCAAAGGTAAGAAATAATGGCACAGTTTCGTAAAGATACGCATCAATACTTACCAGATGGTAAAACTATTTTCGAAGTTGTTATGCTTGCCGATCAGTTTGGTAATCAAGTTGGACCAGCAAATCCTACAGGAACAGCCGTTGATGCTTTTGGTAGAGCCAGAGTTTCAAGTCCACTAACTCTTTTTGATTCCTCTCATCGTTACCGTGATAACAATCTATGGTCCACTTCTAATACCGCTGGTGGAACTTATGCCTTTTCTACTAATGAAGGTCTTGTTAATCTAAACGTATCTACGGCAACAAACGCAGAAGTTGTTCGTGAAACAACTAAAGTATTTTCTTATCAGCCTGGTAAATCCCTTCAGATTATGAACACTTTTGCTTTTAATACAGCAAAAACTAATTTAAGACAACGTGTTGGATACTACGGCGCCAAAAATGGTTTTTATTTAGAATTAGATGGCACAACTCTTTCTTTTGTTGAAAGAACTTTTGTCTCTGGTGGTTTGCAAGAAACAAGAGTTTCTCAGGCAAATTGGAATATTGACAAATTAGACGGCGCTGGTGCTTCTCTTCTAACATTAGATATCACAAAAGCTCAAATTCTATGGATGGATATTGAATGGCTTGGTGTTGGTTGCGTTAGACTTGGGTTTGTTATTGATGGTAAATTTATTCATTGTCATACATTCTATCATTCAA